AGTTCTGCTCCAGCGGCATCAGGCGTATCAAAGGCACAAGCAATTGCTTATTCAATAACATTGGGATTTTAAGGACTAAATTATGGCAAATCCAAATATTGCAGCACTAACCACAATCAAAGGCAACACAGCCTATGTGGTTCCATCTACTACAAACGCTACGACTAGCTGGACGTTTGATGGTTCAACCTCACTGACTGGCTTAACACCAGCCGCTAGTACGGTAAATAAAATTACAGGGTTAATTGTGTCTAACACAACGGCATCCGCAGCAGCGGCAACAATCGGTGTAGGCAACAACGCTACATTCGGCTCTGCTACGGTAATCGGATATTTGGCTTATCAGATCTCTGTGCCAGCAAACGCTTCTTTGATCGTAGTTGATAAGACTACTGATCTGTATATTACGGAGAATCAATCTGTTGGTGTAACTTCAGGCACTGCATCTGCCCTGACCTACACCGCAATTTTTGAGGCAATTACATGATCCAGGCTGTTAATCAGCCTATCGCTTACCTTTATTGCATTACCAATCTTTTGGATGGTATGCAGTATATAGGCGTGTCTAAAACTCCTAAACGTAGATTTAAGACTCATGCCGAACAAAGAAAAACATCAAAGTCTTATGTAAGATACGCTATGCACAAACATGGTATTAATAACTTTAAAATGGATGTCCTGCTCAAAGGAACCCAAGAATACTGTTATTCAATGGAAGCAAAAGCAATTCAATCATTTAATACATTATCTCCAAAGGGTTACAACTTTTCTACTGGCGGGCGTGGTGGCTTTGGTTTAATTGGAGAAAAGAATGGCGCTTATGGTAGAACTGGTAAAGCACATCCAATGTATGGAAAACGCCCAACCAACGCAGATCGTCCTGTAACAGCAGAAACTCGTGCAAAGATGGTTGCATCTCGCACTGGATTAAAGCGCACAGAAGAGCAACGTAAGAATATTTCTGAGTCAAAGAAAAAACAATGGAAAGACCCAGCAACTAGAGAAAAAATGATTGCTGCTATTCGAGCTGGTTGGGCTGCCAAGAAAGAGGGAGCCTAAGATGTCCCTGCGTTACACAGGAGCTTGGCTACAGGACGGAGCGTTTAACCCGCTGGCTGCGCCTACGCCTATTGTTGATTACACGTATGACTTGTATAGCTGGGGTAATGGAACTAACGGACAGTTAGGAAACGGAACTTCTACAAGTGTATCCAGTCCAGTTCAAATTGGATCCACTGGTGAATGGCTTGTGTTTGCTGCGGGCTATCAACATAATTTAGCAATAAAACCTAATAATACTTTGTGGGCTTGGGGTAACGGCGGTGGTGGAAGGTTAGGTCTTGGCAATACAACATCTTATTCTTCACCCAAGCAAGTTGGCGCATTAACTGATTGGCTGTACATTGCAACAATCCATACTTCTAGTTTTGCCATTAAAAAAGACGGCACTATGTGGTCTTGGGGGGTAAATGGAAAGGGTCAATTAGGTCTTGGCGATACAACCAACAGATCATCTCCAGTGCAGATTGGCGCTCTTACCAATTGGGCAAAATTTGCTTCTAGAGAATTTGTTTTGGCTATTACAACAACAGGTGAATTATATTCTTGGGGGGCAAATAACCAAGGTCAACTAGGCAATGGAAATACAACATATACGTCATCCCCAGTTCAGGTTGGCGCATTAACCACTTGGGCTAGTGCTGCTTGTGGACCCTCACAATCTTATTTAATTAAAACTGACGGAACAATGTGGGTTTGCGGATACGGTGCCGCATATGGGTCTTTAGGTTTAAATAACGCAAATTCTTATTCATCCCCTAAACAATTAGGCGCTTTAACAAATTGGTTGCAAGTTGCATCTGGTAATTATGTTGTTAGCGCAGTTAAAACCGATGGAACACTTTGGGCTTGGGGAAGAAACAATGACGGACAGTTAGGTCAAGGTAATACATCATATGCAGTGTCTAGCCCAATTCAAGTTGGCGCTTTAACTAATTGGTCAAAAACATCTTGTGGTAATGCTTTTTGTTTGGCTACTAAAACTGATGGCACACTTTGGGCTTGGGGAAATAATTCATATGGGCAGCTGGGGCAAAACAATACAACCTATCGCTCTTCCCCTGTTCAAGTTGGGTCTTTAACAAGCTGGTCAATACCTTATGCCAATAGCAATGACGCAAATGCTTTTATTATATAAAAAATTATGCCAGTAACCACTACCTACCCTTATCTCCAATACGGCGGCATCTGGACAGCATCTCAGCAAGCAGACGCTAAAGCTGCGGGTACTTGGCCCGTACCGCCTAGTCCTAAGTTGTTTAGCTGGGGTTTTAATAATCAAGGTCAGCTTGGTGTTGGCAACACAACTACCTACTCGTCTCCTAAGCAAGTTGGTGCACTAACTGATTGGTTATCTCTTGCATCTGGTTACTACCATAGTTTGGCGCTTAAAACTAATGGAACGATTTGGACATGGGGACTTGGTAATTCTGGTAGATTGGGACTTGGTAACACTACTTCTTACTCCTCACCAAAGCAAATTGGTGCGTTAACCACTTGGTCAAAAATATCATCTGGATATGAGTTTTCTGCCGCCATCAAAACAGACGGCACTTTATGGGCTTGGGGTGCAAATGGCTTTGGTCAACTAGGACTTGGCAATACAACTAGCATATCAAGTCCACAACAAGTTGGTTCTGGAACAACGTGGTCTAGTGTTTCTTGTGGCACGTACTTTACAATGTCAATTAAAACCGATGGCACATTGTGGGGTTGGGGGTATAACGCTCAAGGTCAATTAGGTCTTGGTAATGTTACAAGCACGTCTTCCCCAGTTCAAGTCGGCGCACTTACAAATTGGCTTTTAGTTTCCGCAGGGGCTTATAGTTCTATTGCAGTTAAAACAGATGGAACTTTTTGGTCTTGGGGTAGTGGTTCTCAAGGCGCATTAGGACTTGGAAATACCACAAGTTACTCATCCCCAAAACAAGTTGGCTCACTGACTAATTGGTTATATGCTGCAACAGGTCAATATTTTGTAGTCGCTACTACAACCACTGGTCAATTATACGCTTGGGGATATGGCGCTAACGGTGTATTAGGACTTGGAAATCAAACAAACTACTCTTCTCCTAAACAAGTTGGTTCTTTAACAAATTGGTCTACAGTTTATAGAAATGTATATTCAGCATATTCTCTTAAAACTGATGGAACATTTTGGTCTTGGGGGCGTAACAATATTGGGCAATTAGGTCTTGGCGATTCCACAACTAGATCATCACCAGTTCAAGTTGGTGCTTTAACTTCTTGGCAAACAGTAAGTCAAGGACAAGGTATTCATCAATTAGCAATAGCAATAACAACATAAAGGACATAACGTTTTGAAAAAAACATTGCATTTCTTATCAGGCATTCCACGTTCAGGATCTACAGTCTTGGCGGCAATCCTTAACCAGAATCCGCAGACCCACGTCAGTACAACTTCTGGTTTGGTTCATGCTTTGGATGGTCTTGCTAATACATGGCACTCGGCTGGTCTACTCAATGAGAATGACCCAGAGCGTAAGCTCCTAGCCCAGACTATGCGTGGCACGATTGATGCGTTCTATGAGTCTACTGATAAGCCTGTAATTATTGATAAGGGACGTGGCTGGCCCGTTCCCGTGATTATGCAAGCCATGAGCCAAGTGCTACAGCATAAGCCAAAGATTATTGCAACTGTTCGTTCCGTGCCTGACTGTATGGCATCGTTTGTGCGTATTGCCAAGCCTGAAGATTTAGATGAGTTTATGCACTCTGGACAGCTTGCTGACCACTTAAAAGCGGCGTATATCTCGTTGCAAGAAGGCTATCAGTTTATGCCTGAGTGCTTCCTGTTTGTGGAGTATGAAGACCTATTGGCTAACCCAAAGGCGCAGCTAGACCGTATCCACGATTTTTTAGAACTGCCAGCGTTTGAGTATGACCTGTCTAATATTGACGGATCCTCGGTAAAAGAAGACGATGAGAATTTACATGGCTACTCTGGTATGCACGATGTTAAGCCCGTGCTACAACGCCAGCACAGTGAGTC